CAGCTCGAGATTGGCCTCCGTCAACGAGAGCTGCTCCGCGGCTTCATAGGCAGCCTTGAGATTCATACGGCGCTTGACCGGGGAGGGGACATCCCCTACTTCGTGTTCCGCAGCGTCATGAGCTAGCGCGTGGAGTAGCAGTGCCGCGCTGGGAGCTTCATCCGCCAAAAGCCAGCACAGCCAGGCCACCCCATAGCTGTGTTCTCCGACGGACTGCGGACGAAGTACGGACTCGGTGTGGTAGCGGCGAGTGCGCGCAGAACGCTGCAGAAAGGGCACCTGCTTTGCCAAGCGCCGTAGTCGTGCGTGGGCACTCATACGCTCTCCTTGTCGCGGTTCGCAGCGCGGCGGCGAAGCCACAGCATGCAGGCCAGCTTCCAGTCGCACTCAACCATCTGCTCGATTGCATACGCTGCGTCCGCATAGCGGCGCTCGCGGTAGTGCGCGTGGGCGTGGTACACCGGCGCAGCCACCTGCCGTAGAAAAGCAGGTGCACGCACAGATAGAAGGCCATCCGTTGAGAGCAGCTGTTCGCAGTGGTTGAGCCACTCTTCAGCGGCCTCCCCTGCGCTCAGCAGCGGCCAGCTGATGCCGGGGTTGCTTCGGTACAGGTCAATTGGCGTGTAGCGAATTTCCCACTGGTAAGCGTGCGGCTTGCTTGTGTCCATGAGTCGGTCCACGTCAGGCCGTCCTGGGTACATGTGAAAGTTATTGCTCATCTGGTAGTAGGAGCCGACAGGTACACCAACAGCGTTCGCAATGAACTCCTGGAGCATGCTGAAGTGCACCGCGTTGGCTCCGTAGGCTCCCCAGATGATGTCGTTGGAACGGTTGCACACCGTCATGTTGAGCTCGCCGCGGGTGGCTTCGAAGTACACCGTGGTGTTGCAGGGCAAGTCTTTGCTTCCAGCCGCGCCGGCAAGGAGGTCTACGCGACCATCCCACACGGCGAGTACAGCGCGGCGCGTGTTGGGGTTCTTCTTGAGATCTGCGATAATGTGGAGTATTTGGTCAAAGCCAAAGTGCCGACGCCATCGCCACCCGTAGGCGGCATTCATGACGACACCGTCGTCGCTGTAGGCCAGGATCTGTTTCGCGTAGGTTGCGGGAGTTGCGACATCTCGATGCCCCGCGAGCATCCACAGACTTTCTACAAGATGAAAGAACGGATTGGCGTCGCGCAGCGGTGAGAAGAGTACACGCTGCGTCGGGCGCAGATACTCTGTGGCCACAGGCTTGGGTGAGACGAGCACGGGGCCGACACGAGAGTCTTGGCGCACGCCTACGCTTTGGAGAAGGCGCAGACCCTGGTACAGCGCATCGTTGACGTTGATTGCTTCGAGTGTAAACATGCGAAAGCTCCTGACGGTTAGCTGCGCAGTTCCCAGCGAATGAAGGGCACGCCTTTCTTGCTGGCGCCTTCTCCAATGCGCTGAAAACCTACGCGAGCGTAGAACTCGTTGGCGGGGTTGGGCTCGTCGCACACAAGCTGGATACAGCCATGAGGCGAGTGAGAGAGAAACAACGACACCATTGCGCGCCCCACGCCGTGGCTGCGAGCTTCTGGGTCCACGCCCATGTAGTAGAGCGAGGAGTACGGGCGACGCACAAGGTGGCGGCCATACAGAAAGCCAACCGCCGTGATCGAGCGCGGATTTCGCACATACCCCAGCAGCACTGAGCGGTTCTCGTAGAACGTGTCGAGGTCGGCGCGGGCGTACACCGCGGTGAGGTCGCGCGTGAATCGGTCAAGCTTCGACAAAGCCACGACCAGCGGGTCATCCGCGGGCCTAGCAACGCGAATGCAGTACTCAGGCTTGGCCATGATCAGCTCCGCCGTTGTAACGAGTGCGCGGTCGACCCTCTCCGAGGTAGGCGCGGGTCCACTTATCAAATTCGCAAAGTGAGTGCTCGACCTCACGTAGCTCAAGACGAGGGCACTTTTTGCTCGGTTTGGGCCATTCACGCGATAGCCTCGCAAGCAGAGATGACATCGCGGCCAGCGCGTCCACACTAGGTAGTGAAGCGTGCAAGGGGCGCCCCAACAGACGGTTGAGGCCCCGCAGCGCGCCGGGTCCGGCGTGGGCGAACGTGTTGACGTCCTTCCACGCCTTCCCGTAGCGGGTCCACCGCATGTCCGTGACCACCTCGTACGCCATGAAGCCTCCCCAGCCATAGCCTGTTCGCAGTACGGCGTGCGTCGCTTCCATACCAAACGGTATTGCCTGGAGCACTAGCCCGGTCATGTCGCGTACGCTGTCAAGAACGCGGTATGCAGTAAACCAGGGCTTGTCGTGCGGGCGGGGATCGTTGCGGTTGAGCACGTTGGTGAGCATGTAGGCGCCTGTGTACACCTGCTCTCCGCGCGCCTTGCGATCGTTCATAATCATCCGCAGGCGCTCTGGCTCCCACGCCGACAGCGCGCCGTGCGGCCACGCCTTCTTGTCCGCTATCAGCTCCTCGAGGGTGCCGGGATGGTTGATCTGCCGGGCCGCGCAGAGCATGAACCAGAGGTTCGGGTGTTCCGCGTACGGTTCGCGGATGTGTTCGCGCACCCAGATGGTGACTGTGTCCAGCTCGCGATACACGTTGCAGAACCGATACTGCTGCATGATCGTATCTTGCGTCCAGGGCTTCGGCTGTCCAGCGAGGCGACGCAGGTAGATGTTGTGTCGCTCCTCCATCCAACGAAGGAGTGGCTTGTGCGGCGCAGTCAGGACCATTTAGGCTCCTTGGCGAGCTTCACGCCAAACAGCGCCAACGTGTCCTTGACTGCGTGCGTGTGGCGTATTGTGGTCACTTGCCGCCGAAACTCATCACGTATCTTGGGCAAGCTCTTGGCCACTGCGTTGAACTTGAACTCTGTGTTGTGGGGGTTGAGCGGGCGGGCGTCTCCTCGCGCGGCGCGGCGCTGGGCTATGCGCGTGAGGCATACCTCTAGCGGGGTGTCCAAGAACGCAAATATGACGTCGTCGCCGTACTGCTCCAGGGACCGGCCGATGTTGCCGTAGCTGCTGGACACAAGAGCGCCTTCGAACAGCACGTCTATGTTCTGCTCTGCTGCGTGTTCAATGCGAGGCCAAATGTCGCTGTACGGCTGGATTCCGTCGCACCCACCGCAAGGCGTCTCGTAGCTTCCCACCAAAAACAAGGGTCCGCTAGGCAGGGAGGCGACGTAGCCGTGCGGCTTGCCCCTCGGCGGTCCGAGCCACACCGGGGTTGTCGCGTATCGTCGCAAGATCGCAAACGCGACGTAGCTCTTGCCAGAGCCGTGAGTGCCGCGCAGGGAGACGATAGTCATAGGCCAGCCTCCTCCACAAAGCGCGCAGCCTGCCACGCCGCAAGCAGCGTGCCGTTCTTTGCGCCGCCAGAGGATACCCACGTGTTCGGCAGCACTTTCTGGAAGTAGCCTGCCTTGTGCCCTTCGATGAAGGGGCGAGCGCCAGCAGTGATCCGCGCGGGCTTCTCGAGCTTGAACAGCTCCGCCGCGCGGCTCTGAGTGCGGCCAATGGGGGCGTCAGGATCCTTCGTCCACGTTGCCTCTACGAGCGCAGTGCCGTCCCCCATCCACACAAGCTTTGGCGTGATGTTGAACGCCAGCGCCTGTCGGTACGGGGCATACACCTTCATCTGTGGCTCGATCTTGCCGCGGAACAGCAGGGAGGCACCATACAGCCACTTAATGGGCGGCATCTCAACGAGCCGGTCTGACCAGACACCTGCCGCTACCAGCACCTTGCCGGTGAACTTTTCGCCGGTTGCGAGCTGAACCATGCCTGCGCCCACCTTAGCGACGGTGCCGCGAAGGACATCGCGGTAAAGGATGGCCTCGGGGTCCACCCAGTCTATGCTGACCGGGAGCAGCTTGTTGACAGAGAACTTGAGGCTCTTCAGGCCAAACTGCTCCCGCAGCACTGCGTAGCCAGTCTCAACGCCTTCCCGAGGTACGCTGGTGAGCCAGCTCGGCTTGAGGAGGCACGCAGAGGCAGGCGAAGCAGCCAGGCCCATACCTGCGTCCACGACGGTCACGCGGGCACCAGCTCGCGCAGCGAGATGCGCAGCGATGGAGCCGAAAATGCCCGCGCCTACAACGACAACGTTCTTGCTCATGGTGACGGTACTCCTGTGATGAGATGCTCTGCGAGGTCTCCCCACCCGTGGAGGCCATGCCGTACTTCGCGGCAGTCCTTGCCAAGCGGGTAGTGTCCGTTGATGTGCGACTTGTACTTGCAGAAGATGGTTTCAATCTCCTGCACGTTGACGTAACGGTCTCTGCGCGGCGGCGCCTTGGCGCGTTTCTGCCGCCACAGACCGACGTACTGATCAACAGTCGACTCCAGCTCTTGGTCGGTGATAGGGTGGTTCTGGTCTCCAAAGCGAACAAGGGCAGCGCCCTTGCGCGGATCGGTGTAGATGCCGAGGTGACAGTCAGAGAAGTCCGTGTCGCAGCCCAGCACGCGCTCGCTCATGTCCGCTATCTTGAAGGCAATCCAAGGGCCGAAGCCGCGGTTGCGCTGTACCTCGTCGCTCACGCGCTGGAACGTCCCGCCGGAACACCAGAGCTCAACAGCTTCTTCTGCGGTCCGGTACTTGCGCGCTAGCTCAGCGACGGCATCGATCGCCTGTTGTCCGCGAAAGTGACGTCGCTCTGCTCCGCGCGGCCAACGCTTGTCAGCGTTGAGCGCAGCGCGGATCATGAGCTCCCAGTATGCCTTGTCACTGCGGGCCTCCGCCATGTGCGCCGCAGCGCCCAGTGCGTAGAAGCACCAGTACGACAAGCACAGGCGTGCTAGCGTCTTGGTGGGGAGGCCCGCAGCCCCAAGGGCCACGTACACAGGGTCGAGATCCTGTGTACGCAGCAGGTTGTCGCCAAACTCGACGACAGTCAGCATCACACAGCCTTGAAGATGCTGTTGCCGGTGCAGTAGTAGAAGTACCGGCTGGCGCGCTCTTCCCCCATGGCGTTCCTCCAAGTCACCTTGGAGTGAACAACCGCAGTCACCAGCTCGTCGCGGGTGAACTTCTTGAGGCCCTTGGCGATCTCAACAAACGCAGCCAGATCGCCGCGCGTGACAGAGGTGGTGTCGCCGATGACCATGGCCGTGTCAGCAGCAGGCTTGGGCGCCTTCTTCGCAGCAGGCGTAGCCTTGGCGCTCGGCGCTGCGGCAGCCTTAGCAGACGGGCTGTGCGGCCAGCCACTCGACTTCACCGGGGCAGCGGCCTTCGCCGGGGCAGCGGCCTTCGCCGGGGCAGCGGCCTTCGCCGGGGCAGCGGCCTTCGCCGGGGCAGCGGCCTTCGCCGGGGCAGCGGCCTTCGCCGGGGCAGCGGCCTTCGCCGGGGCAGCGGCCTTCGC